TTTATCAGGAGTGTTATTGTTTCCATTGCATAAATTAACATCTTTCCATACTCCAATACCTGCACCAGTAGCATCAAACTTACCAATTAAATCACCATAGAACTCTAATGCTACAAATGGAATCATTTTTGCATTTACTAAATCGCTTGTACTAGCATTAAGATACGCAGCAATATAGTTATTGATTTGATCAATTCTAATATAATTTGTAGAAACATCTAATGCTAATATAGCAAGATCAGCTTCTACTTCACAAAGTTTATTTATTACAGCTTGTACAATAGTATGTGTATCTGCATTTGGAGAAAGTAATAAACAGTCACTATCATAAGGTGCATTTAATACTGCAAGCTCTGCTACAATAGCATCTATTTGTTCTTGAAGATTACATGTAGCTTTTATAATTGCTGACAATACATCATTTAAGTTAAAGCCATTACATTCTACACACGTAGGAATATACTGTCTAACTACATCACATATTATATCTGGATCAATAATAGGTTTTATACCTGATCCATTAAGAAAAGGTGTAACAAATGAAATTATTGCATTCTCAACAGTGAGAAGAGTGTCACCATTATGAATACCTAATAGAGGTACATCGACCCCTGTATATCTAACGCATTGATCAGAAACAATCTCAGCGCAACCATTATAACAATTTGTGCAAGACATATTAATAAAATTAAGGTATATATATTATATAGTTACAAGCAATTACAGGTTGTATATTTGAGTGAGGTAGGCCATTTCCTCTATCCTGAGCAGTTGCAGTAACTACAGTAGCAGTAGCTGATGTTGGTCCTACTGTTGCTGGAAGAGAAGATGAAGAAAGTTTATAACTATTTACATCTTTTGCTGGTGGATTAGGAGGAGGTGGTAATGTATATTGTGCAGATGATGATATAGGATTAATATCATTTACAGGAAATGCCAATGTTCCTCCTTGTACTGCAGCTACAAAATGACTATGTGGAGGAGGATTTATTACATCTATAATATGTGTATGCGTAGGCATTTGTGTAACACCAAGTGTTATACTGTTATTCCCATATATAGTATTTAATGTATACGCAGGATTAAATCCTCCTATTCCCATATTAGGAACAACAGCTGGATCCATTGGTCCTCCTGGAACATTTGTTGTAACTCCAACAAGAACTCTTCCTCGTATATCTGGTACTTGTGAATTGCTACTAGATCCAACACATAAATAAATGTCAATCCAATCACCTATGCCTGCGCCAGTAGGATCAAACATTGATAAGTCTGTAGCAAAAAATGGAACAGCTACATAGGGAATCATTTTATTCTTAACTAAATTTGAACCAGGTGGGACGTAATTTGCGACAACTGCATCAACCTGTGTTTTAGTATAATAGTTTGTAGCAAGATCAAGAGCTAATGCCCCAAGGTTAACTTCTAGCTCACAAATTTTATCAATTGCAGCTTGAAGAATATTGTGTGTACCAGATGATGCTGTAACACCATCAAGACAGTCTACATCATAATCAGCATTTAATATTCCAAATTCTGTAACAAGATCATCTATTTGTTCTTGCAAAGAACATGCTGCTTTAATAATTGCTGTTAAAACTTCATTCAATGTAAATCCTGTACATTGTGTACATGGTGGAAGAAATTTTTTAACTACATTACAAATAATACTCTCATCAATTATAGGTCTAATTCCATTTCCTGTTAATACAGGAACAAGAAAAGTTGTAATTGCATTCTCTACAGCTAAAAGACTATCGCCATGACTAATGCCTAATGCAGGAACATCTTCTCCTGTATATCTAATACATTGATCTGAATTAGTTTCAGTACACCCATTAAAGCAATTTGTACAAGACATCTTATTTGAATTTTAAAAGTTTAATTTTACTAGCAATCATATTCACAGAATATTGACTAGCATAATCTGGATTATGGTATTTGTATGTGAGGATTCTTTTATAATTTAAAAGATCAAACATAACACTTCCTGCAAAAGATTGGTTAAGCATAAATACAACATTGTTGTATAAGCTATTAGCCATATCTGCAATTTTACAATCAATCTCTGCAATCAGAGAAGGAATGTTTGCACACTCTGGACAATTGGTTAGTCTAGGTGATAACATAATTATTATTTTTTAGGTTGGGGTTTAGGAGGAGCACTTTGGCATTTTCCACATAATCCATTCTTTAGTTGACATCCACAGCCCACACTAGTCCCACAGTTTCTACAAGCAGCCATATTAATAAAAGTTTATCGCATAATTATTTCCAGAACAACCACAATTGTTTTTGTTAAAGTTAGTTAACATTGTAGATGCCTGATTATATAGTTTGTTTGCTTCGACAATTGCACAGTTGTTTGCTGCTGCAATTGCTCCTTGTATGAAGAAATAGATTGAGCTTAATTCCACTTTTGATTGTGTTCTAATTGCTCTGTCGCATTCCATCATTTCAAGTTTCATGAATGCTTCATCAAATCTTTCTTGTAGTCTGTCAACACGAATAATTGTTTTCTCTACAAAGTTTTCGTATGCTGGTGCTACAGAGTATTTTAAATGATAAACACCATCAGGAAGAGGTTGGTTTACACCTGATGCAGTAATGCCTAAACTTGATGATGTAAAGATATTAAAATTATTTACATCAAACGCAAGAATTGCAGTATCAAATCCAGGAACATTTATTTCAATTGTTGGAGATGTAACAACAGGAGGATCTGTAGGATATGTAGACGCATCTATCACCCCAAGAGTTAATGTATTATATGTAGGAACTACAAGTATATCTAAATTTAATGTTGGCATGTTGTTATATAATAAATATGCCAGAGGACTTGAGAACATCCTCTCACCCTCTGGCATAGGTTATTTATTAAGTTACTTCTTAAGGAATCAACGTAGTTGTAGTACTAGTACTAGGCCACACAGTGGTTGTAGTAGAAGTAGTAGTAATACATACTGGATTGTTATCAAGAACAGTTCCAAGAGCAGCTTCTAAGATAGTTTGTACAGCAGTCGATTCAGTAGAACCAGCTTCAACTGCAACGATTACTGTAGAATCTTCCATGATGTAATCACCCCATTGGTACTCAGATTTGTTGTACTCGTTGAATTTAACGTAGAAAGTATCATAAGTTGTACCATCAGAAACCCAAGACTCAAAGTTACCATTGTAACCAGCCATTCTGTATAAGTGTTTCAAGTAACCTGCTTGGTAGCTGTAGAAGTTTTTCTCTAATTGAATAATTTCTGCAGATGTACCAGTTGCGTAGTTAGCACGTTGTACTACTTCAGCGTTAGCTACAATGTTACAATTATCAGCTACAATAAAGTCAGCTGTAGTTGCAGGACCACTGTATACAAAAGTTCTGAACCACATTCTGTCATATTCGTAAGGGAAAGCAGCAACATCACATGGTTGTCCATATTGAGTTAATGGTTTTCCTGTAATACGTAAGATTGCAGAAGCATCATTACCAATTCTTTGGAATTGATAGAAGTTGTTAAAGCTAATGTTATCAGGGTTGATACCAGGAGCTTGTTGTTCCAATTTCAAGATGAATTGGTCAATCAATGCAGGAACGTCAACAGTGTCACAAGGATCACCACCACAATCACAACATGGAGCTTGAACAGTCACTGAACGAGTGAATCCATTGAAATACAATGTATCCAAGTAAGAAGAGTGAGCACGTAACGTTAAAGTTACAACATCACCACATTTTACATTCCATCCATCAACGTCAGTAATTTGAGTGATAGGAGTAGGACATCCACTCACTTTGTACCATTCAGTTACATTAGAAGTACAATTTGCTGTTGCACATCCTTTGATTTTGTCAGAACGCTTAGTTCCCTGCAAGTAGGTGTTTGTTCTACCTTGAGCTACATAGAAATAAGGCGAAGCAGCAATGTTAAGTGCAGTAGCAACTGTATAGTCACTTCTAAAGAATCCAACTTTGCCAGCTGTTAGATCTTGTGTAGAACCACTATTAGCGATAGTCTCGCCAACAGGAACTACAAAGAGCGTAGTTAAAGAAAAATCTGCCATTTTATTTATTTATTAAGTTAAAAATTTACTCGTTTGTTTGTATTCTATATTGTGCATTTTGAACTGCACTTTGATTCTCTGTGTACATTGCTAGGTTCTCAACTGTCAAATCTAACAATTCATCTTCTAGATATGTTTCAAGTTCACAGTCTTGATCAAATGATGGTTGTCCATCAAACATAATGAATCCTGTTTTATTTATGTACACTGGATATCTCATATACATTATATTTATAGTATTAGGAGTGAACGTCCCATCTGTAAATATGCTTATGTCATCAGAGGATAAAAGATTAAATGTTTCTTGATATTCAAAACTTGGTTTGTAATGATCATTGTTCATAATAAACTGAAGATCGCCATGTTTTGCAAGATCTCTGTTAATCCAGATCTTTCTGTTTTTACATCTTCCTTTATCAGCTAACACATATGAATCTACATAGAACATATATTGTGGTTCTAATTGATGTATGTTAGCTTTCCACTGATGTATTTCTTTATCTGATTCTACAAGACTTAATGGTTGATGATTATAATCTACCACTAAACTTTGTAGGTCTTCGTAACGTTTTTTAAATGAGTCTAAACCCATTTGACTTACAGTACTAATGTTATCAACCTTTTGTTTTATCAACTTGATCTGAGCCTCATTCAGAGCTAAGATTTTATCTTCAAGTTGAATCTGTTGGTGCTCATTAGTTGATAGCTTATTCAATCTTTGGTCAATCTTGTATAATAAACTATCTACTGGTATCATATGCTTTTATATTTTTAAAAACTAGCCACTAAATAGCAGCTAGTTTTTTACTTTTTAATTTTCCTTCAAGAGTAAGTAGCTCATCTTGATTATCATCATCAGCAAGGAATTTAATTAAATCTTCCTCATCTTTTGCAATTTCAAATTCTCCTTCATAGACTTTACCATTTGGTTTAATTCTATAAACTGAATGAGCAACAGCTTGTTTAACTAAATCTTTAATATGGAGTAAGTTTTCCTTCATATCTGCAAATCTGTTGAACACTTCTACAGGATTTAATCCTTGGAAAGCACCAGACTTGAATTCTGATTGTTTAAGCATGTTATCTACTTGATTGTAAACAACTTCCTCTTTTGTATCTTCTGTAACTGGAAGTCCTAAAAGTCTTCCAACTTTACGTTTCTTCTCAGGAGTCATAGAATCAAATTTCACAATAGCTTTATTGATCAATTGTTTTTTCTTGAAGATTACACCACTTTCAATTTCCTCGTCAACAACATAAAATTGTGTGTCTGCAGGATATTCACCTCTTTCCCAAGCTTGATAACTTCCTGCAATAGTTGGATGTACTCGCAACCATGAAAAAGCTAACTCTTGAAAAGGAATAGAAAGATCAAAAAAGTTATCACCATCTAACAGTTTTACTGCTTGTACGTGAGTTTGGTCATCTGTTGATAATGATAATCCATAGTTCCAAAATTTAGAACGAGGACCAAGATCAATATCACCTAATGCATATTCTAACTTTTCACGTAGTTTTGTAACACGTTCGATTTCTAACTCACGTTCTGTCGAATCACTAATTCTTCTAATGTATGCAGCACTTGCATCTAGTCCTGTTCTATACTGACCATCTAGTTCTTTATAAGGATATTTAAATACTCCTGTTCCAGGAACACGAGTCATACCTTTTTGTGCTAGACCACCTTGCATTGTTTGCAATTGAGAATTGTTATACTCTTTTTTTAATGTAGAGATTTTGCCTATCTTACCCATAATGTAGTTTAATTAAGTTTTGGTTTATACTTTGCCAGAATGCCCCATCGAAGAGAGATGCAACACATATTAAACATGTCCATCATTCTGTTTGAAAAGTCTTCCCCCCAAGGTGGGAGAGAGTGGGGGAAGGGGGGAATTCTTTTCGATTTACGACTTACTCTGGGACGCTGTTCTAATGGGTAGCGTAGTAAGTACTGTTATTTTATTAGAATTGTGGGATTTCTTCGATCAACACAGTTCTTGATAAATCTTCAATGAATACATCGCAACGATCTTTCATCCAAATTTCATATCCTGGGAATTTGTTAGCAGAGCTCATACCTTGAGATTTAGCAAAACCTAAGTGGTGACGAGTTCCATCAATATAACCCCAAGTCATAGAAGGCGCACCTTTCATACGTACTTCACGAATGTTATTTACCATTGAACCATCAGACATTGGAGAAACATCAAACACCATAAATACTGGAGTAGATTTTTTGTTTTGTCCAAACTCTAAGTTAGATTGTGGTAAATCTAATTCTTTCAAGTGAATCAATTCAACACGACCTGTCTCACGAGTTACCATTGCATCAAATGCAAAGTTGTAAGTGATGTGTTGTCCTTCTCCTTGCATGTATCTGTTTCCAGAGTCAGCCATGAAAGTTAATCCTGAGTTTAATGCATCAGTTTTCAAAGCTTGTTGGAATACGTCGAATCCAGCTTCGTTAGTGTACATTTTAACTCGTCTATCTTTAACGTCCACACGTCTGTAGAATAAATCTCCAAATACTGAACGAATCAAGTTAGCAGAGAATTCACCTCTGTTATATTGTACCAAGTTTCCATTGTTACGCATTCTGTGGTATACACCTGCAGATGTACGTTTCAATTCTTGTTTAGAACCATTAGTTTTAACTGTACCTGGTTTAGCCCAGATCATACGTTTAACTTTCAATTCCAACATAGATTTACGCATCCAGAACTCAACAAATGGCTCCCATTTAACATCATTACGAGTTAAAGGTAATTGGTTACGTCTTTGTGGAGCATATACCAAAATATCTAATGCTTTACCAGAAGCATCAACCATCATCTTGTCATCAGCCCATTCAGTGATTTTGTGCTCATATCCATATGCAGAACCTAAAGATTCGAACATAGTGATTTGCTCACCTAAACGAGGCAATCCTAATAAGTCTTGGTCAAACTCACCAATAGCAGCATCAACCAATTCTAATTCAATACCAACTTGTAAGAATGTAGAAGATACAAAGTCTACAATTGGATTGTCAGTTACTAATGTAAATGAATACAAGTAACCCATGTTCCAAGGAAGTGGATCTTTAACTACATAGAAACGAGGACCATACTGACGAGAACCTACAGAAACGATAGCGTTTTTAGAGAACTCATTAGTATCTAATACTAATTGGAATTCTTGACCATCGATACCAGGCTTACCTGATTCTTCAAGAATGTCAGTTAGACTAGTTGGAATGTTGATGATTTTTGGAAATTTGTAAGGTACAGCAATTTGCCATTTCCAAGCATCACTATTATTATCAATGTAATAAGGTGTGCTTTTGTTAATCATGTCTAAGAAATCATTGCTAT